ATATATAAATTTGGTAATTGTTCTCTTTTAAATTTAAATAGATATACTATATGCATTTTCTTCCTTTTAAGTAGATTGGAACAGGAGTATATTACTCTGCTGATACTATTTATAAGAATTGAAAATTCGCTAAATCGTAGTTATATCATCGCCGACAGAAAGTTCTTTAGCATATAAAAATTTATCATTTTTAAGAAATGGATGTTCATCAGAACAAATGACTGAATAACCATCTTCAAAAGTGATTTTATAACATTCAGGTTCCCCCTCTAAAAGAGTTTCAGGGTTCCAACTATGTGTAACAATTTTTGGCCCATCTTGTGTCTTAACTAAACACCCAGGAACAATATCTTCAATAGATTTCAATGAGCCATCAAACATTTGGATTTTTGTGCCTTCTACTAAACATCCACCACTCACGACTGGCTTACTGTATAGTTCTTGTGTCATGTAGATATGGTTTACTGCAATCATTGGGATATCATACTTAACCAAATATGGTGTAATCATTCTAAAGATTGACTTCATTTGCTTTGCGCGACTCATATCTTGAGTACTTTTACCGGCAATAGCATCTTCCATTTCTTTCTTACTAGACATGTTACCAAGAGAATCAACAACAAAGATTACTTTATCACCACGTTTAATCTCTTGAAATTGGTGCATGATGTCAAATTTAAACTCTTCCATATCCATAATTGGAGTATGTACTACACGTTCTTTATCAATACCAAGTGAATCGAAATATGATTCAGGTGTACCGAACTCACAATCATAGAACACAAGAACAGAATCTGGGTACTTGTCCATATATGATTTAGCAAGGATCAATGAGAACAATGATTTAAAATGCTTTGATGGTCCGCAGAACAATGTTAGTCCAGGAGTCAAGCCACCATCAATTCTGCCTGATAATGCAATATTCAGTGCAGGGATTGGTGTTGTGATCATATCCTTCTTGTTAAAGAACTTAGAACTCGACAAAATCGAGGAGTCCTTAATTGTGCTGTTCTTTTTAATTCTATCCAATAAACTCATATTTTGTTCCTGTTTCAGTTAAAGAAATCATCTAGTGTACTTGCTTCGGTCTTATCTATAACACTAATAACTTTCTGTTTGATTGGTTCTACGAAAGTACCAGCATCAAAGAAATCTCCTAGTGTGTTTAGCTTTTCTGTTTGCCACCCCATACAATCCAATATAACTTTAATTGGGAGGACAAACGTCTTTTCATACTGCATATCATAATCTACATACTTATCTAATCCAAATTCGGTCGGTAACCGCCCAGGAAATGATATGACATCATTCTTGATTGGGTTTGGCATTTTAAGATATGTGAACTTTAGCTTTTCACCTTCCTGGATATATGGATACTTCTTTTCTAATCCAAGTTCGGCAAGGTATAGATTGTATAATAATGCACCTCTTACATGAATTGGTGTGCGTGACTTGTATATAGTTAAGTCACTAGCGTATTTGTCCAGCCCATTAACCCCTCGTGGGAATGATATTTCTTCTGGTGGTAGCTCAAAGAAATCACTCTTAAATGTGTCGATGAATTCATGTATATCGGTTTCTGTCCCGTTCAACATAATTTCAATAGACTTCTTCATTTTCTCACGAATAGCTGATGGTGTTGAAGATTTCACCATTTCTAGTCCAGTTATTTTGATCTTTGGTTTTGCATATTGTACACCTTCATTGTTATACACGTTTAGGATGTAACGTTTCTTCGCTGTCCAGATACCTTTATCACACAACGCTTCACGCTTCATTACCATCTTTTGTGCATATGCATGAACATAATCAGCTAGTTCTTGATAGGATTTATCTATGTGTGGTTGTATTCTATCCTCACATACTCTATCCATAAAAGAAATGACTTTATTAGCAGGTATAGAAACCTTACCTTCAACTCCATATACTTTAGTAACAAGTTCTGCTAGTCTCAAATATACAGAATCTGTATCCATATAAACAACATAATCGACATCAATCGTTTTCATTAAGGAGTTCATATACGTATTAATTGATTTCTCAATCCAACGAACTGATAACTGCCCCGCAGAAGTTACTGATGAAGCTAATCTTAGATCATAAAACCTGAAGAATCTAGAACCTGTAGCACCATATGCAGAAACTAATGATTCTTTCTTGGCACGTTGTAGGTTATTGTATCTAGCAATCTTCTTGATCAAATCAGCTTTCTTATCTGAATCAGTCTCTATTTGGTACTCACTTTCAGCCGCTAACATTATGTTCTTGTATGTACTACGTTGAACATACATATCCTCTAGCATCTTTGGCAAAAAACCTTGAGAATCTGTTCTAAATAATTGTCCGTTTGGGGTGAGTGTGCATTGCATTGGACCAAGAAAAGATGTGTCTATAGATTTGGTTAGTAAGCTACCAATATCAACCTCACTAATTTCTGTATGATATAACTCAATAGCACGAAGTTCTTTTTGTAGGTCTTCAGTGGATAACCCTTGTACGTCACGAAACATTATTTACACCACTTCTTTCTATTTTCGGTAATTGTCAAAATCTGTACATTGTTTGGGTGATGTAGTCCACCTTTGGCTATGGAGATGATATGGTCTACTTCGTGTCCTTTTGGACAGTTTAAATAATATTCTTGTAATTCATGTTTCTCTGCATCAGTAAGTTCAGGGGATTGTTCTTTCATTCTAGCTCTCCATCTAGCAGAAATTTCATTTCTGATCCTGCGCTTGTGGTCTTCACCAAGATATCTACTTTGCTGGGAACATGAAGTTCCGCAGTATTTTGATCCATAATTTTCACTTTCAGTACGGAATCTCTGTGTTTCATATTCTTCACCACATTGTAGACAAATAACTAAAGACTTTCGTTCCTTGTTCTTACATTCTAACTCGAATGGTTTTTTTATGTTAAATTTTTGTAGTTGCTTTTTAATATTGGCATCAGAACATCCAAAATATTCAGCAACATCGTTTCTTCTCATGTTATTAATAATAAATAATTCATAAAGTTTGTCTTTTGTTATATTGTATTTCATGATCTTCCTAAATAAGTATCCACACATGGTTATATAGTGCTTCTTAATCTTAACTCATTTATCAACTCATGTTTTCTCGCGTTAATATAATTAGGATCAACGAGATTTTCAGGTGAGATGCAGTATTGAATCATAATATGTGGATACAGTGAGTTTAAATCGAAACTCGCCACCCAATCATGTTTACCAATCTGTGGAGATTTTACATATGCACCATCAAACTGTTCCTTTTCTTTGTGTTCACTTTGTGGCACAATGATGTTCCTTTCTAATAGATAGGAGTACGTCATGGAATCCCACATACAAGTTTGTTTAAACACATCTTCAAGGTTAGTCTTGGTATCATATGCTAGAGTAAGTGCTAATTCTAAAAGCTTTAGCTTATCCTCCATCATCATAATCAGCTTAACGTCTTGTACGTTATATTCAATATATTTTTGAAAGTTTAACGTATACAACTGATGTAAGTTCTCAAACTCTTCGTATGATAATTTGCTTTCACCAAGTTCAACATTGGCTATATTGTCTAATCTATACGATTCTTGAGATCTCCCACCTGGCGCATACCATTTATACAATTCAAGATAATCTAATGATGCAACACCCATAATTTCATAAGTATTCTGAGATTTACCATGCATACCTTTAACTTCTCGTTCGAGTACATTACCCCACGGAGATAGTTTTCTGGTTAATGGTTCACCTAGAATTTTATTGAATCTATTGACGATGTATGGTATATCGAAGAATTTGGTATTCCATCCAGTAAGAATATCTGGACATTTAATCATCCAAACCTCAAGAAACTTCTTACATAATGTATATTCATCTTGGCATTTGATATAGATTTCTTCGCCTTGGGTAATATAATCACCACAACCAAACACATATGTACCATCATTAACAAAAGTTATTGCTATAGCTGTAATTGGTTCGTTTGCTTTATATGGATCAGGAAAACCACCGGTCTCTAAATAACAACTATTCTTAATATCAATCCAGTCTTGTTTGCTTTCATCCCAAACCTCATAACTATCATTATTGTACTGACCAATATCTGATAATTTTATCTCTATATTTTCACTTTTCATTAATATATTTGTTCCGCAAATTGATAAATCTGTTACGCATCTTAATACTCTTTGTGTTCAGAAATAACTCAAATTCATCATCTGACATATTAGAATATCTAGTACCCATAATTTCTTGTTGGTTAGTTTTCTTTCCTATTTTAGATTTAGATATTTCTAATCCTCGTTGTACATGGTCACATCGTCTTAGGCTATTATCAAGTCGAATTTTTTTATCTGATATTGATAATGTATCGATATATGTAACCATAGAATTGCTTGTTTTGTTAGGATTCTTGGGTGAATGTGCTGCGGTTATATATTGCCTTTTTTCTTTAATATAACATGAAAATGTTTCACCACAACCACATAAACAAGTTCTTAGTTCCCTATAGTTTGATTTCATCAATAAACTTTTAGTTTTATATTCGTCTGTTGAGTAATATACACTCAAAGCTTTGGATATTTTAATCTTAATATCAAGTTCTCTACAGGGATGATTTTCTGAAAACTTTCGTCTAATCCAACCATATAATTTATTATTTCTTTTCTGACCATCATCACATATAGTCATCATCTTAGCAGAATATATTAGTTGTTTGTTTTTAGGGTTAATTTTAACCAACAACAAATGGGCCAGATAATGTTCTTCTGGAGTCAATAATACTAAATTAAAATCATCATCCTTTCCAGACATACACCTAGGTATTATGTGATGATTTTCATAATACTGTTCACCCCTAACACGATCATAATTTTTACGGGTTGAGATTAAGTTGTTATAAATTTTAGAATAGTTCATAGTTTTCTCCTGTATATCTATATTTATAACAACCAACTTCTATATCTATGTTTTTTTACGAACTAAAATCTTCTTGTCTGGTATGTTGGCATATTGACCGTCACCTACTTCGATATCGATTATACCAATAAGAACATTTTCTTTATCGTATTCGATCATACCTTTGTGTTGATCAGCAATAAAAGCGTACTCATAGCGAGTATTGCCGTATATTGGTGATGCATTAGATACACCATCAAATTGCTTCACATAATCTTTAGCATCTTTCATGCTATCGAATTTCTTCTGTTCTAGAAATTTACCATGCAGATTCTTAAAATCTGTTGGCTTTTTAGATTCTATGTATAGCGATGGTTCATATTCAATCTTCATCTTGATACGTTTACCATCTTTAACACCACGATAAAGAATGCTATTGCCCCATGCTTTTACATTTGTATAGAAATCGTTTGACACTGTTTCAGAATTACTCATAAATTTCCTGTTTATATTAAAATTGCATCATACTTCGATATCAGCATCCTGTCAAACGATAATCTTGTTTTCGGGAACAATCAATCCAGAACCGAAAATATTATTGTAGTTCTTAATGAAGTCTGCCGCTGGTAGATATGAATATACAATGTGTGAATATTCAAACCCAATTTCCAGATCCGTCTGTGGTTCTGAATGAATTGGGAATGGTGAGAATCCAATATTAGTACCACCATCTTTACCTTTAACGATGGCTATACCAACTGGGTTTTTCAATCTCATACCCTGAGAATCATTAATGACTATCTCACCAAGAATATCTTCGCCCGTGACTAACTTTAATGCTACTACTTTCATACTTTTCTCTCAATGTTATGTTCAATTCTCCACTTACCATCAATAATAGTGATAAGTTGGCGTTTACCGTTCTTGTGGATAATACAATGTGTATGTAACCAACTAGATGGACCTTTTGTGTAGTCCATTTTCTTCAATGAAGAAGTACCAACACACCACGCACCGCCTACAATACTAGGTGTATGTGAGTGCCCAATGATACACTTTTCACCAATTTTAGACAAGTTCTGCACAGAGCCTCTAGAACCATTAGGACCAGCATCACCATGCATTGATAATGTGATACCATGCAAAGCGAATCCATTTTCAATAAATCTAACTTTATCTCTTGATTGGTAATCCTTCAACTCTTGAATTTTATATACTTGTTCTAGGTATATTTCAAGTGCTGATCTACCTAACCCACTTCTGATATCACCCAATTTCAAATACATCAACTGATGATAAATTTCAGCATTCACATAGTCAAATTTAGGATCACTAATGTTCAGCCATTTATCAATGTGGTCGTCATGATTAGATCCAACTATAAGTGTTAGCGCAAATTTAGGTGTGGTATCAAATACATGATCCAGTGATAGTTTCAGCTCTTCTCTCAATGAGCCGTTCTGTGTCACTTGATGTTTCTTCCACCTAGTAAAGAAGTCATTCATGTGATGATGTGAAATACTATAGCTGTCTATAATATCACCACGAATGATGTATTTCGGTTTTAATCTATCTACTATACCACCAGCACCATATGTGGCTTCCACAACTTCTTTGTCGGCAAATAGTACGTGTTCATCACCAGTATAGATAGCATCGATGTCTTCGAAGTTGACAAACCCAGTAGCGTCCCACTTTTCATCTAGATCATGGAACCCACCAGTTTTATCTGCTAACAATTGTCTAATGAAGAATATATCACTTTTTTTATCGATATCAATAACAACAGCACCAAAGCAATGATGAAATTGTGCACGATGACCAGCTTTGCTTGCACTATAGTTATTCTTTAGTGATATGCTGCCAGTAGAATGTAGTATGATGCTATCTCGCCACGAATTAACCGCAATAGATTTCATTTGTACCACGGGATGTCCTACAATAGTAGTCATACCTTCACAGATACCATCAATACCAGTTAGAGGATTAGTAGCAGTGGCCTGTATGTTGCAATCACCAATGACCTTAAACTTATCTTTATACTTAATATTTTCATTTAGGATGTGTGGAACTGCTTCTGGTGGCCATTCCATATCATCACCATCCATAGCTGGATTTCTATATCTGTTACCAATGATGAACAATTTATAGTTCTTTTGGTCGCAATATTTTTCCAATCCTGACAAGAAATCACCAAAAACTTCGGTGTTGTTCAAGCAAGAAGTAACCACAATACCATCGTATTGGCTATATACATCTTCAAATTGAATGGAACCATTCCCGATAACTGGGTCCGGTAAACTTTGTCTGATAATTGGTGATGGTGGGTCGTAGAAATTCACGGAACAATCTTTACACTTGTGTCTTTGCCTTAGAACACCATTAGAGATTTCAGTGCCCTTCTTGATAAAGTTAGTCGAGCCACAGTTAGGACAGTTGTTCATAATATACTCTCTGTTTTGAATGAAGTGGATATTGTATCATAACACATTGATTATGTCAAATTTTAGGCACAAAAAAGCCACTATGTGGTAGTGGCTGAGTTTGTTGTTTTATTATTGTGGTTGTTGTAACTGAGGCATTGCTTGTTGTTGTAATGAATCGATAATGCCTCGACTCAGTTTATGAGGGATCTCATCAAGTGCGGCTAATACGATATTTGCTTGAGAAAGTGTTAATACGAACGTTAATTCTGTATCAACTGGTGCTTCTTGGATTTCCGCTACTTCTTCGATTACTTCTTGCTTTTTGGCCATTTTATTTTCCTATATTAATATTAAAGTTGTTTTCATTTCACGTTTATATATGTTGTATGTTCCTCACGCTTGTCGTTCAAAATATTGATGGTTAATGTTTTCTGGTTGGAAGTAATCCTGTATTGCTTTGATTACGATCTCCTTATCATATGCTTTGCAACTAAACACATCTAGATACATATCACCAGACGAGTCAACAAAGTGTCCCGCAATATTTGATGTTTCTATCAACTGTAGAACAGAATATCCTGCGATATTATCGCCATGACCAAAGTGTACTACTTGTGGTTCGCCATAAGCGGTCATATCTATGAGTTCAACTAAATCTTTAGTGAATTTGCTGATGTAGTCCGCGTCAGTGATCTTCGAGCGATCACAACCTTTCACATCTAACATTAAATGATATCCCCAATAACTCATATCTTTACTACTCCTGTACAATAAATATTAGAAATCTAACACATCGTTAGACATGTAAGTGTATTTATAATAATATTATATCACATTTCATCGTGATAGCTTTTGGGTCGGGAGCCAATAGAGTATTTTGGTACTAATTGCCAATCATCTCTGTCTTTGTGCTTAATGATCTTGATTTGTGAAACATGTATTGGTAATGGATTTAGTGTATCATCGGTATTAACCAGTTTCAACAGTCCCCATTCACTCAGAAGATTCGCTATCGCATTCCTACGAGACAAGTCATTTTCAGATATGTCTGTAGGTTTGCCATCTAGCTTGAATAGTTCCTTGAAGTGTATTATTGAATAACGTCCTTGTTTATGTAGTATGTGACACGATTGATATAAGATTTTATCTAATCTAGAAGCAAAACCTATCCTAGTTAGTGATTCTCTTATTTTTAGAAAATCATCACTCTCATTCAACAACACTTCAACACCACACCCTAAAAATATATCTGTCGGGTCCATACACTTTCCTTTTCCATGAATTATAAATTATATATCTATTTATAATTCATTAGAACTACCACCCTCCGAAGTTTTGGATCTTATAGTTTCTAGGTCATCTTCTGTCAATATCAACAACGCCTGTTTAGCTTTATTGGTTGAGTACCCGAAATACTTCTTAACACACACCAAATCATTTATCGGTGCGTTCTTCTGCCAAGGTCGAAACTTACGTTTTAGTGGTCTGACTGTGTTTAATAGGTATTGATACTGCATATCTTTATCTATGCTATGATGCTTGTTGATCTCATTAGCGTATAATATACAATCCATATGGTAACTTAATGCACGATTTACTATGAATGGTATATATTCTTCACGATCAATTGCATCATTAATAACACATTTCTTTGATACTAATATTGAGTGTACAATATCCTTGAACAAGTCCATTACCGAAACTCACAATCTATCATTATTTCAGTCAAACATGCTGTAATATTAATCTCCAGATCATTAACGAATGCTGATTGATATTGGTATTTTGCTAGTATAAGAACTAGTTGTGGTACAGAAGACGGTGTTAACACATTGTACAAGTTATCATACAAAGATCTGAATATCAGTGCTGCTTCATCTGTGTTATGTGTAACCCATTTCCTGCACGAACCAAAATCTTTACCCTTTAGTGCTACGATCAATTCATTGACTTGTAATTCACCAATATTAGCTAGTATACCAGCATCTATACTACCAGAAGCAGCGTATCGTTGTAGTTCATTCAATATTCTACGATTATCAGGAAAGTGTTTGTGTATTACCGCAGCCACAACTTCTTTGTTATAAGGGATACCTTCACATGTAAGTATATACACAACACGTTTAAAGAACTGTGCTGCCATCTTTGCTTTGTTACTAAGTTTGAAATCAATAACAGCACATCTAGAATGGATAGGTTCTATGATACGGTTCTTGTAATTACAAGTGAATATAAACGAACAATTCGAAGAGAACTCTTCAATTGCACCACGAAGTGCTGGTTGTGTTGAGTTAGCGTTTAGATAATCCGCTTCATCAATAATAATGACTTTTCTGCCACCCATTAGTGACACAGATGATGCATAGTTCTTAATCTTTGTGCGGAATGTATCGATACCAGATTCATCTGATCCGTTGATCACAATGTAATCACACCCTACTTCTTCACATAATGCCTTGGCTATTGTAGTCTTACCAACACCAGCAGTACCCGATAATAACAGATTTGGTATCTGTTTGTTGTTCACGTATTCCTGAAATGTTGCCTTTATATCATCAGGAAGAACACATTCATCAACAGTCTTCGGTCTAAATTTTTCACACCAGAGTATTTCATTCATATTGGTTCCATAATATATTGAACCCACCAAGGTTAGTCAGTGGGTTTTGATAAGGATTTAGATCATATTGGTGATACCTTCGAATAACGATTCGAATTCACCTTGTTCAGCCACTTCTTCTTGGAATGATTGTTTGTACTGAACCTTTGCCAGTTTACGAAGAATCTTCTTTGGGATTTTCAATGTATCAAATGTAGCATCAAGAATATCTTTCATTGCTAATCTTTGTGCTTCTTGTCGCTCCATAACAATGATCATTTCATCAATTGCACCTTTTAGTGCTTGAAGTTCTTCATCGTTGAATGTACCAAATAATGTGTTAATAGATGCCATAATTATACCTTTGATTCCTTTGATTCGAATGCAATCCAATATTGAACTTCTTCAGTTGTATTTTTGAAGTGGCCAATACCTTTGAATGAAATATTAACATCATATGATCCAGGAATCATTTTGATATTCTCTACCTTGAATACTACGGTATATGATTCACCAGATGCGTCAGCAACCTGAATGAAGTTTGTATGTGCTGAATCATTGTTAGCATCAAATGTAATGATCTCAATCTTCTCACCATCAGATTTAATGCCGATATGTGGTGATGATAATACAGAACATGTCTTCATTATCCAATCATAATCAGCGGCTGTCAATGTGAATGAACAATCAACAGACGGTAATACGATTTCCTTTTCAGGTGGTAATAAGATCATTTCTGGTTCAGTAACTCGGTATTTGATCTTTGATCTACCAGAATTAAAGATAATATTGATACCATCAAATTCTAGTTCAACGGACTCTTTGAATAAAGAATATACCGATAAGAATTGTGTTAGATCATATACACAGAAGTCTGTTGGGAATTCATCAGTTAGTACAGCATTAGCTAATACAGACTTTCCTGCCGAGATTGTTGCTAATTTACTACCAGCTTTGAACTGGATTCCTTTGTTGATGGTGCTAAAGTTCTTTAGTATTGCTAATGTTTGATTCGATAATTTCATGTGTAACTCCATAATGTAAAAATATATTGTATCACGTATTTCTATTCTGTCAACAAATCTTTCTCTAATAAGAACATTAAATTGCAAATAGCATGTGCTAGATGGTTCTTGGATGTTTCTTCATCGAATCTTTCTCCACTTTTCCAATCCCACAAGTGCCTCATCGCAGCATCGAAATATCTACGCTTACCATCGGGGACGTGTTTCCAATTGTCTCGATCATATTTCTGAGCACCTAGTGTTAGGATCTCTACTACTGCTTTGAATCCAATTGGTGGCACTAACCCATATTCCAACTTATTACCATCGAATTTACGGCCACCAGTAGTTGCTGTTTGTGAACTTTTAACAGCATCTACATCTTGTGTTTCTTTGATTACCATCCCACCACAACCAGCACCCATATTAGGTAACATAAATGATCCAGTTAATGAACCTGTAGGACCAGGTTCTTTACTAGGATTGTAGTAATTTGGGTACATTTCAACAACATTAGTGTCGTTTGGATCATGTGCGACACCATTACCAGTCATATTATAGTTCTCCAACAAAGTTCGCTACTGCTGGCATATCACCTTTGAAATGATATGTACCGATATGGCTAGTACGCATCCAAGGACATAACCAAATTTCACCACCCATGTTACGCCAGAACTGACAGAACATATAATCTTCGCTCAAATAACGCTCAGAATCTTTATCGATAATGGTGTCAAAGAATGCGTGAATATATCGTGTACCATCAAAGTTAGCTTGACCAACATGATCTGGTTTGTATCTTAGTGTTGGGTATTCCTTTTCAAATTTAGGAAACACTGTTCTATTGATCAACATAAACCCAGTACCAATCTCTAATACTTCTAACGGTTCGGTGACAGAAAACTGTGCGGTACCTTTAACTGGGTTGAACACATAATCACCAACAACATTTTCTAGTTGACCCGCATCAATATCAGGATTCTTTGTTAGTGCAGTCTTAACGGATTTCCATTTGATAGCTTTCTTTGGGTATGGTGCGCCAATCACGTCTTTATCAAGTGCTAATAATGTAATAACATCTTTAGGATCGAAGTGAATATCAGAATCCAAGAACAATAGATGAGTACAATCTGACCTATGGATAAACTCATCGACCAGATAGTTTCTAGCACGAGTGATTAATGATTCATTGAATAGGAATGAAAATTTAATTTCAATACCATATTGCATACATAACCCCTGTAAATCTAAACAAGACTTCATATACAATCCGTGGTTCATACCACCGTACATCGGTGTGCAGACGAACAGACTCTTCTTTTGGAGTTCTTCTTTCTTTATGCTGATTTCCATAATTTATCCTTTATCAATATTAAAAATATATTATACCCTAATAAATTTAGGGTGTCAAGTTTTGCTATATTATAAATAGTTATAGGATGTAAAGGATACCAAGTCTTCAGATTATTCGAAAAGACTTGGTAATACACATCAAGTTACAGTTTGATCCCACAACGTTTTATAGTTTTCCTTTGTTTCTTCACTGCCATTTCTAGTGCTAATGGTTTGGCTAGGGTATAGAACGCTATACCATCTAGGTTATTTACCTGTTGCTGAACAATTCTGGCAGATAGTCCACCAAAGAATTTGTTGTGTTTCTCTCCATTAAAGTCTTGGTATTCTACTTCTATTGATATTGGTCTCTTGATTTTCAATTCAAGGAACGGCACGGTTAATGAGTTCTCAGGTAATTTTATAGTAGTTGCCGAAATCGATACAATCTTTGGATTGAAGAATGCGACATATTCATCATCGACACCCATTACAAATACTCTATGAGGAAATCCGCATTGTGGGCCAGATAGTGATAACCCATTATGTGCTTTACATGTCTCTACCAATGTTGATGCAAATGCATTAGCGTATTTACCATTTATCCCGAAATCAAATTCTGGTGTTTGTTCAACAGGGCCTCCATAACGTAAACTAAACGTTTGTGGTTTTGGTTGTGCGATAGGTTTTGACTGCTCTTCTGTATTGAACGTTATTACATCACTCATAATATACTCCTATAGTTTAGCGATTCGTGAGAAATTCCCACTCTTTTCAAATTTTATTACTGACCTAAATCGATCAAATAAATGATCGCCGCGATGACTAATCACGAATAAGTTTGTGTCGTCATCAAATTCTTCGAATATTTTAAATAGATTATCTATAGATGCGTCATCCATAGAAGAGTCTAGTATCTCATCCATTATCAATATATTAGTATTGGTTGAGTTCTTCATCTTAGCAACTTGTCGCCATGTTAGCAATAGTGCTAAATCTATCTTTGTCTTCTCACCTTCCGAGAAGTTTGTATATTTGAAATCGTCTCTATGTCTAGATTTAATAGTCTCATCAAAGTTTTCATCTATGTTGAAGTTAACGAAGAAATCCATTGCCGATAGATACTTATTTATTAATTTATTCATTACCGGCAAGTATTGCTTCACGATTCTAGTTTTGATGCCCGTATCTTTCAGTAGATTAGATGCATATTCATAGTATTGTTTCTCGTTGGCTAAACGTTCTTGTTCGGTCATAACTTTTTGTAGGTATTCTATCATAGTAATGAGCGTACCGTTATCATTCTCAATAGTATCTTTACGAAAAGACAGAAACTCTATCTCTTTGTTTATCTTATTGATGTACTGATTCATTGCGGATATCGTTGAGTTGTTGCTAACGATTTCATTATTATGTTGTGTTATTTGTCTATTGATAACTTGTATATCGGATAGTCTAGCATTTAGTCGTTGAATTTCCGCAGATATCTCACTAACACCTTTGTGTATTTGGTCTCGTTTAGTTGTCTTTTCGTTGACTTGGTTAGTCTTAAAGTCTACATCGAGCACCTGTCTACATGTAGGGCAGTCATCGTTTTGATGATAGAAAGCAATATCTTTGTTGATCGTCTTAATGCTGGATTCTAATTTAGCCTCCATTTGAATCATCTTTCTAGATTTTGTTTCCACAGAAAGTTTATCATCTATTTTTTTCTGTAGAAATTCGATATGTTTCTGTATTAATACACCATCAGCAAGTAGACGTTCATTCTGTAATTGAGAAGTTTCAATTTCTTCCAGTTTTCTAGCAACTTCTTCATCATTGTGTTTTTTATGTTCATCTATGTTCTTCTTCTGCAATTTTATCTTTTCAGATGTTATGTTTAGCTCATATTTGTTGTTGGATGAGTCATCTTTAATGTTTGATAATTTCTCCTTAACTAGAGAATTCATTGATGAGAATATCTGAATGTCTAATAAATCTTCAATGATAGCTCGTCTATCGGCCGCAGAAAGTTGCATAAATGGGACGAACGATGCAGAACCTAGTATAACTACCTGAGTGAACGATTTGAAGTTCAGTTTCAGAATAACTTTCTCAAGATAATCTTGATAGTCCTTAGCTTTAGCATCCTGATTTATTAGTACCCCAGCACAATATATCTCGAACACATTAGGCTTGATGCCACGTATGATCTTATATTCCTTTGTACCAATGATGAACTCGACCTCAACTACACCATCAGACGCATTGATACTGTTTAGGATATTACCTTTATTGATCTTGCGGAAAGGCTTGCCAAATAACACAAAACACAACGCATCTAACATTGTACTTTTTCCAGCACCATTAGAACCAATTATCAATGTGTTCTTAGATGAATTGAGCTTTATTTCGGTAAACACATTACCAGTGCTTAGTATATTCTTGTACCTTAATAATTTAAAAATAATCATACACGTTCACTATTCAATGCTTCAACATATATTTCATGTAGGATACCTTTCAACCTAGAGTTGTCTATATTATCCTCCTGTACAGAATCAACGAACTTGTTCAGTATGGCTAATGTGTCTTCTGATTGAGTAATTATATCATCACTACCGTTCTCGGTCAAGTCAATTACATCCTCTATGATAGTAACATCAGTGGGGTTGACACTATACAAATGTTCCATGAATTTGTCGAATCGGTATGGGTCATTCTTGTTCAACACAATCACCTTAACATATCTATCAGTGACATACGAGTAATCTACTTGTTCGGAATTCTGAACAGAGTCATCATATACCACCTTGAAGAACATATCATTAGGGTTTGGTACGAATTCTAGTTCAAAATTCTGAACATCGTACAAATGGAACCCGCGAACATCCTCATAATCAGACCACGTTAATTGGTACGGATTGCCGAGGTAGTATATGCTATCAGCACTAGATCTATGGTGGTAGTGTCCAGAGAATGTGTTCATGAACTTTCTGAACATTGATCGCTCTAACCCATCATGTGCAGCCATACCTCTATACATAGAGAATCCCGCTATCTCGAAGTGTCCCATACATATTAGTGCTTTGGTATTACTGATCTCGTCCAGACATTCTTGATAATTATCTGCACATATCCAAGGGATCATACAGATAGATACGCCATCAACAACAATGGTCTGTGGGGTATCTATCACACTCACGTTTGGATACTCGTTCAATAGTAGGTCAACCGAATTGGTGTTGTTACTATTCTTATGAAAACAATCGTGGTTACCTGCCAGCATGTGTACTTTAATGTTCAATGATTGCAGCTTATCAAAGAACATTTCCTTGGTTCTCTTTAGTGTTAAGAAGTTTACATACTTGCGTCTATCGAAAGTATCACCAAGTATTAATAGTGTATTGATATTGTTAGCCACTAGTGACGGAAAGAAAGTTCCATCATAGAACTGTTCATAGAAATCTAGAAATGTAATGCTATCGTTCCTGGCACCGAAATGTTGATCCGTTATAATTGCTACTCTCATAATGTACTCCAATTACATGAATTGTTCCAAACCTTTCTGTTTAATCACGACAACTTTTCTTGCGGCCATAACATCCTCAAATGTTTCTATAAACGCTGATAAATTATCATAGATCTCGAACTGAACACCGGTATCACCAAACTCCATAAGATCATATTCATCGGAAATACCGAACTGTGATGCTGACTTATACTTAATATACTGGTGCTTCTTTTCTTTGTGTATACGTCTAAGAAATGCATAGTATATGATTTGTGTGAAATATGCGAATGGATTTTGTGTTTTAAGTGGATTAAAGTTTCTATAATACATTAAACAGTTCTCTATACCATCACTGATCATCTCATCTCTATACGTATAATTCATGAAATTCGGTTTATGTGATAGTCCTTCTGCAATCTTCATGAAGCATTCAGCAATATACATTGGAATTTTTGGTTGTACTTGCTCATTTATTGTGGCATTATCACATGCAATAGAATGTTTAGATAATGCATCTAGAAAGTCAACATTATTAACATAATTCTTCTTTGGTTTCTTGATTTTCATATAACTCCATGATATTTTTAAAAACGCTTGACAGGATATATTTGTGTTGGTATAATGCTCTACCACTAGAACAAGTACCAACACAAATACTTAATACAATACTAGAACTTCAATGGCGTAGCTATTGATTCGCGAAGCGGACGTATAACACATGTGCTAATACAGTATTAATACTCGCTACGCGATGGGCTACGCCCAAGTATCATTAATGAATTCTGGTATTCTTCTCTAGTATTTCATCAATACTTTCTGTGTCATCTTCCTCTGCCATCACCTTGTGATAGAACGCTACAACTTCTTCTGTTGGATCAAACACACATAACACGTCCTTAACATCTAGTATAGTTTCGTTGGTGCTTATGATTTCTATTGGTGACCAGTGTCTCATAATGAGATTAGAGTCATCATTATCATAATCCATAAACACAACCATTGGGTTCTTAATAAAGCAGGTATTACCAATGTTTAAGTAGTCGCATATAATATCTGTACCACAATGTAATCTTAACAGTTTAATCTCATCCATCATCATTTTCCTCATCATTAATCGGTTTTAGTTTACATTTATCTAAATGGTATCGTTTTATGGTACTTATGGCCATGGTTCTTCCACAATATAAACACATACCAAGAGTTCTTTTTTTGCCTTTATTAGCAATAGATATTTTATTACTATGTTCAGATGTTCGTGTTGGTTTTTGTTTTCCTTTATTAGCAATAGATATTTTATTACGATGTTCTATTGATAGTGGTGGTATATTTCTACCCTTCTTGCCTGCGGAAATATTAGCACTATGTTCCGGTGTTTTCTTTTTACCTACACTAGATAGTGACATCCTACATTTTTGTTCCTCACCAAGCGATCTACCTGTTAATGTTTTTGATATTTTATCTTTAGTTTCTTGTGTCCGTGGTGTACCTGTTGGAAAACCATCTAATCCATTTTCTGTAATTAGGTTTGCCCACTCGTCAGATTTAACTATATCCCAGTGCTCGGAAAATAATAAAGCAAAATCTGTCAGCAAATCTTTATCACCAAACAATTGATGCCATAAAGTTACTACATGTTCTTTTCCATGTTTCTTGATATGCGACAACCAATACTTGCCTGAGCCTACATACTTAATGGGATCTTGTGTGGTTTTACCGAAGTATTTTAGTCCTGTAACTGAATGCTGTTTGACGTAAAGATATGTTGGTGTATAAATATTCATGCTGATACTCCGTTTAGTGTTAGAATAGGTAGAGACTCCAATCTCGTGACCTATACTTATTTATAAAGAAACAACATTCACCTAAGATTAATTTTGTATAATTTAAATTCGAATTTCTCTTCTGTATAGATTTTAGTGCGATCCATAAAATGTTTCAGCGTGAAATTTATGTGTTTCTTGTGCCTGATATCATCAGCAATATCATATAGTGTTGCAACTTCTTTACCATCAGACTGTCTTAATCCTCTACCAATACTTTGTAAATTTCTAACACGACTCTTGCTTGGTGATGCAAATATGATATTATGTAGATTTCTAATAGAAACTCCTGTAGAATAAACACCAAATGACGCTACAATAATTGCATTAGTTTCAGATTCAACGATCTTTCTAATAGCTTCTCTATCATCAGTAGAAGTTCCACCATGAACAAAGAACACTTTTCTGTCGCCTATTTGCTTCGAGTTCTTAATAAGATTATACAGTACTTTACCGTGTTTGTCTACCAGCTGGAACAGTACAAGAGTGTTATTCTTCATGCTAACTGACAGATTCTTAATGAATTTATTACGAGTCTCATTTGATATTAAGTAATCTATTTCCTCTTGATATGTGCAGGTCTTTAGCGACGCACACGCTTCTTCAGGATGTTTTAATACAAGACATTTAATGTTAAGGTCGGCAATTTGTTTATTATCAATAAGTTCCTTTGTTGATATAACTTTCTTAACAGTGCCAAATAATCCCTCGATCACTAATTTATGGCAATTATGAGATAGTATGGTGTTTGCATAGTAATTATGATTGTCTTCCACCTCTATGTCATATACAACATCATTATAATCATAAAGTGTTTCTATCTTCAATATTTTAGTTGTGTTATTTGACATGTGCTGACCACCCTCTCCATTTACCCTTAATTGCTGGTATGCCAGTTTTCAGTGAGTTTTTAATTGATGCCGGTAAGCAACAATTATGATTAATCCTGAACCAATGTCTTATGCCGATATCAATAATATCATAACAATTACCAGCCGGATCAATTATGACGTAATCATTCTTGCTAACATGAATACCTTTCTTCATTTCTGAAAGTTTCTGTTTAGTTGATTCTCTCATAGGTTTACCTTTATTCCAAGGGACGCGGCCCAAATTAGATGAGCTGATCTTTTCCCTGGTTGATTCTGATAGAGCATTGCCTATCTTAGCAATTCTTCTTATTTCTTTTAGTTCATTTGATTTGTGTGTACCGTATAAATCATCATATGATGTGTCTCTGGAGTATCTTCCAATTTTTTCCTTAGATTCATCAGTATGCACCATCCCAAGTGTTCCTCCATTTGACACGCCACTCTCATACATCAAATTTGCCCATCTATTAGAATTTACTATGTCGTTTTCTAGTGAAAACCATTTGGCATATGATAACATCTCATCTTCATCATAAAATAAATATGACCACAATGTATTAACGAAAATTTTACCGTGTTTATTTATGTGGTTCTTCCAGTATGTTCCAGACCCTAGATATTTGTTAATATCTGGTCTTTTTGTCATACCAAAATAACACAGTCCGGTAATCTCATGATATTTTATGTATAGGTGTGTTGGTGTGGTTGGTATATTATATATACTCATGCTGATACTCCTTTAAAGTGTTAGAATATGCGGATGCGCTAACATCGTGGCATATAACTATTTATAATTATCATGATATGACCAATTCATCAGATAAGCATAAATCTTCAGCACACACCCATCCTCTATTAGTGGTGTATATTTTATGTTTTGGTGTCACGATTATATACGATTTTTCGGTATATATCTTTATCATTTCATTAGATATTCCATTATTGAATGTGTTTAATACTTTTTTATACTCGGTTTGTTGTGAAATTTCGTTGTAAGTTAAAACCACGTCATTCGTAGTCACTTCAGATATTTTTTTGGTGCCTTCTTGTGTAGTTATTTGGGTATCTTTATCAAAACATTTCATGCCGGATAATGTACCGGTCAAACCTATTCGATACTTTGTGTTTAGTAGCTTTTCCATGGTGTCACGTATAGAGTTTGCTTGAGCTAAATGGACCTCATCACACATCACATAATCAAATTGTTCAAAGTATGAGCTATCCTGTTTATACACAGATTGCCATGTAGATATGATAAGCTTCTTATTAGAATCCTTATCCTGTCCTTGATACACTTTATGTACATTGCTATCTACATCAAACCCATTACCACTTGAATAGTCTTCAAAATCAGAAAATAACTGAGACACAAGATTTACTGTTGGTACTATGATAAGTCCTTTAAGATCCTGATACTGCAATAGCTGCCTGAATATAAGGTATATTATTAGACTCTTACCACTACTAGTGGGTGATAGTAATAGTGCTCGTTTCTTCTGCATAGAATGTACAAACGCAACCGCTTGATGTTCATTAACTGTTATTGGTTTACCGTGCGCGTGTAGATTCAAGTCTGAAAAGAATTCTAGTGCTATCTTTGCAGAGAATTCGTCTTCCATATCAGCATTGGTATGGTCGTATTCATACGTATAATCGTGTGATTCACAAAATTCCACTATGTATGGTATTAGACCAAAATACAACAGATTAGTCTGAGTGTTCAATAGACGAATCTTACCATCGAATATCTTATTCCTGTATGATGGCATGAATTGATATCCTGGCACCATGAATGTAAGTGTATCAGATAGCTCCTGTGCTATAGCTCTTTCGCACGACACCTTTGCATATACTTCATTCTTCTTTGAGATTATTATATCAGCCATTATCAAACACCGCTCGTGAACTTGGTCCAATCTATGAATGATCTAAGCTCCCAATTACGGTTCTTTATTTCCCCCATAATAGATTCTAGTGCGTATACACATTCATCATGAAACATTTTGCGTTCTAGTATCTTTATTAGGTTCTTATCTGCATCCAAATAACCACCTAACTCAGCCTTTAATACAGTTAGTGGTGATGGTTCCCATCCATGCAGTATCAATTCGTCTTGTGATAACTTACCTAGATGCCACAAGCTTCTTAAATTCTTCATTTGTGCGTAAGAAGACTGTGCTTTCTTTGCGGCAAGTTTGTGCTTTACCAGTATGGAAAGGTATTTGTTGTGTAGTTTTGGGATATTGATGAGTTCATTACCTGGCTGAGTACGATCCATTTCTGCATCGATTGACCATAACTCAAGGACTTGATCTAGTGTTTTCATTATATACGTGCCTCACTTTCATTAAAATTACAAAATACTTGACAGGAATTACATCTATTGTTATAATGCTCTACCACTAGAACAAGTGCTAGAACTTGATTTCTAATACAACACTAGAACTTCAATGGCGTAGCTATTGATACGCGAAGCGGAAGTATAACACATGTGCTAATACTCGCTACGCGATGGGCTACGCCCAATGTGTTATTTATAAGGTATTAATACTAAAACTTTGGTACTTGAATGATACCTCTGCTGTAATGACATCATCTGCCGATAATTCAGTATCTAATGTAATGCTTGATAATGATACCGGAAATGCATTAGTAAATGTTATTAGTGCTACTGGGTTATTCAATGCACTTAATACAGTAATAACTAGATCTGAATAGTTAGTTAGATTAGTGCTTACTGTGTTCTTCAATGCGTTTGTGTTAGCTATTCTATCGGATGTACTAACCGGTGATCCCATTGCAAGGAACCAATTATATAGCTGACTCCATGAATGTAATTGTTCGTCCACTAGAAACTTTATATTAAGTGAATCATACGATAGTTTATTACCCATTATAGGAATATCCACTAATGGTGTAGTATATGTTGGTTGACTTAGTGACACACCAGGAAGATTCACTGATTGGCAGAAATACTGTGTTGCTGGTATCTTATCAATTGATAGAATGTACTTGGTGGGCTGTAATAAGTTTGTGTTACTGGGCGATCTATCTAGTGCTGACATGATAATCCTCGTGTGATATTACTTATTTATACATAGAGATATTGATAATCATTAAAATCATGATATACTTTGTATATTAAAATTTATAGGAAATTGCATGAAATATTCTCAAGAACTTATCGATCTATGTCTATCCAAGACAACACAGCAAATTTCAAAAACTCCACTATATCGTGAGTTATTAATAAACCAAACCAAATTCCTAGATAATGTGTCTGGAGTTGTGTTGGGGACTAGAAAATATTGTGTAAATAACAATATACACGAAATTCCTAAGTGTAAAAGTTGTGATAGTTTTTGTACTGTGAACAGACTTAATTCTAAACTTGGGTTCACTACATACTGCTCACCAAAGTGTTCTAGAGCATCAAAAACCGTCATTAAAACTGTGGAGGTGCTACTTAGTAATAGGGATTGGTTGTACAATGAAAGAATAGTGTTGAAAAAATCTAAGGAAGTTATAGCAGAAGATCTTGGTATCTCTATCACTCCTGTGAACAAGTGGCTAGGCATTCATAACATACCAAATATCAAATATAATTGCTCACATCCAAGTGCTGTAATGAAATTGTCGGATAAAGATTGGTTGTATGACGAGCATAAAAATAAACATAGAACATGTTCTGATATAGGAGTTGGACTTGGCGTTAGTAAAAGCATGGTATCTGTATGGTTGGCCACACACAATATAATGGCGAATGAAGCAAATTCATATGATAGATTATCCAATAAAAGTTCCGCTGAATGTGCTGAAGTTTCTGATTACATAAAATCCATATATGATGGGGAAATACAATTAGATAAACGTGGTGTTATCGGATCATTAGAATTGGATATATATCTCCCAGAAATAAAATTAGCCATTGAGTATAATGGATTATATTCACACATTTATAGGCCAGAAGAATCTAGCTTTTCTGGTAGAAAGGATAGTAACTATCACTACACAAAAACTAAACTTTGTAATGAACAAGGCATACAATTGCTGCACATATTCTCTGATTCTTGGAAAGAGAGATCGAGTGTGTGGAAGTCTTTCATCAGCAATAAATTGCACAACAATCAGTACAAAATATTTGCTCGTAAATGTATAATAAAAGAAATATGTGTCAGTGATAAGAATAATTTTCTTGATGATAATCACATACAAGGAAAAGATAAGAGTAGGTTTAAGTATGGTATGTTTTTTGGTGAAGACCTTGTAGCTGTCATGACGTTTGGGGTGTCAAGATATTCAAAGAAATATAAATGGGAGTTGATTCGTTTTGCTATCAAGAAAAATTACTGTGTTGTTGGGGCATTCTCTAAACTACTAAAACACTTTAGGAAAAATAATGAAGGGTCTATTATATCGTATGCCGACAGAACTTATTCCAATGGGGACGTATATATTAACAATGGATTCACATTAATATCAACCAATAAACCTGGATATCATTATGTGGCCAAGAATGTCGAGAAGAGATTACATAGATCTAATTTTGTTAAGTCTAAGATTTCGGTATTTGGGGACACTAGAACTGAACAAGAGATTATGTTTGATATGGGATATTCTAAAATATATGATTGTGGTACGCTTTCTTTTGCTATTTGGTAGGAAATAAAAAGGGTGTATCCGAAGATACACCCTAAATTTCTATGATATGATTTATAAAAACTTCTTATACTTCTTATAAATCAACAACTTATCACATGAGATTTTTCACGCCAAAAATGCGGTAGTAAACGTTACTACGAGCAGCTAATTGACCATTGCCTTGAGTTAAACCTTGAGCAAATGGGTTAGCAACCATGCCATATCTTGTCTTAAAGCCGATTTTAGGTTGGAAAGTATATTGGTCAACTGCACGAACCATTTGTAAAGGCACGTATGGGCAGTAGAAAATACCAGCATCATAAGGTGAAGTACCTTTATAACCGATAGTTACCAATTCTTGGTTAGAAGTATAACCACCAAAATAAGGATCGATATAAACTTTGATACGACCGTGTAACATACCAGCAAAAGTATTACCAGTATCATCAACTTGTAAATCTGATTGTAAAGCAGGAGTATAAGATAATACACCAGCCATAGCCATTGCAGAAGCAACGTCAGAAGAAACGATCATAACGTTACCTTTTCCTCTACGAGTTTGTTTCGCAATTACGTTAGCGTCACGTTCGATTTGGAAAATAAGACCTTTGAAACGTTCAACTGACCAACGGCCATTAGAATCTGTATCTAAGTCAAAATAACCAGCAGTAGTAGTACCGTATTGAGCACCAGCTACAGCAGTTGTGTAGATAGTACGAATTACTTCACGGTTGATTTCAGCAAGGATTTCAGTAGAAAGAATGTTAGACAATTCAGTCTCAGCATCCAAACCATGAATAGCTTTCAAATCTTGAGCTAATTCTAAAGAGTATTCAGCTTTCAATGCACGAGATTGTGCAGTAACAGTTACTTTCTCAATAGAGAACGCCATTTGGTGGAATGAACCATCAGTAACGCCTAATTGTTCAGCAGTTGCAGTTGGCATAGCAATACCAGTAGTAGTTGCACCACTAGTAACGTTAGAGAATAAATTATTAACGTCAGTTGCGCCAGTACCTTGGAAACCGTATGGGTTAGAAGCAGAAGAAGTACCAGAGAAATCAGTGTTTGCTTCGTTGAAGAATGCTTCTGAGTTAGTATTTGCTTGAGCGTCATAACGTGCTCTCATTGCAAAGATCAAACCAGTAGGACCAGTCATTGGTTGAACACCAGCAACGTCATATGCGATTAAGTTAGGAAGTGCTCTACGAACCAATGAAATCAATACTGGATCAAAGTTAGAAACACCACCAGCAACGTTAGTTGGACCAGATTCAGTAGTTTCGTTTAATGCTTGGCGATCTTGTGCCATTGCTTGGTGTTGGTTTTCCAATACTAAAGCAGTAACAGCTCTTTTGTAAGGATCTTTAATTGCTTCTAATTCTGGATGTTCCAGAACTGGTTGCCATTTCTTTTGTAATTCTTCTGTTAAGTACATTTAATTTTCCTTTTAGATTTTAAGACTTTGTGAAATAGATTTTGCGTATTGTTCCATCATTGGATCATTAGATTTTAAAGTTTTAGTTTCTTCTACTAAAATAACTTCGTCATCCAATCCATAGTTATCTCCAGAATAGATAGCTGAAGTGAAATAAGATTCTTTCAGGGTTTCTAGTTTAGAGGCAAACTCGTCATCAGAATTAAATTCAACACCTTCTGCAAGTGCTTTCATCTTTTCGACTTGTGTTTGTGATAAACCATCGCACGCTGTGTGGATAGCTTCTTGCTTTAATTGCTCATTCAACTCTTTCTTGAGTTCGATGCCTTTCATGATTTGCTCATTCAATGATCCTTCAAGCTCTTCAACTTTCAAAGATAATTCTTCAACAATATCAACTTTATCAGCAGGGATATCAATATAGTGTTCAACAAATAAATTCTTAAGACCAGCAATAAAATCTTCAGTGATTTCTGATTTCAAACCTTGCTCGATAGCAATTTCGTTTTCAGTCATCCATTCTTCTACCATATAGTTCAAGTAGTCGTCAATTTTAGTGGCTAATTCTTCTTTAATGCTTTCCATTGCTACTTGCATTTCTTCTAGCAATTCGTTTTCAACTTGTTCTACGATGTAATCAACACGAGCAGAAACAGCTGCTTCAAAAATTAGTGTGGCTTTAGCTTGGAATTCTTCAGAAAGATTTTCACCTTCCATAAGGGCAGCAACGTCATCAGCAACATCAAATTCTTCACCGTAAGACGCGAATGTAGCACCTGGGTTCTTAGCAAGTTTTTGAGTTGCTAATGCACCAGCTTTACGATCACGAATAGATGCATAATCTGTACCAGCCGCTTGAACAACAGTTTGTGCAGCTTCACTGCCAGGCTGATGCGCTAATTTTTTAATTGGGTCAGAACCAATAGGTGGAGTAGCACCAGGTGGTTTAGCAGAAGGAACACCTTTCAAATAATCTGGAAGGCTTGAATCTGTTTCTGTTGGTGAATGGCCAATATCGCCAGCTTCTTTTTGCCCATAAGCAACAGATGTTGATAATTTTTTTGGGGAATCTTGACCACTTTGTTTTACTGATACATTATTCATCAGTATATCTTTCGCAGCTTCAGATAAATTTAGTTTAGACATTTTTTGTAATCTCCTTGATTTATATATTATTTATAATTTAACGATTTTATAGAATTGTTATGTCTTTTTTGACC